CTGATCCTGTCTGATTTTCATACTGCCCACGAAGCGGGCCTGAATCCACCACAGTTTCACCACCCGTTGAACCACCCGCATGGGTGTGGACCGGTACAGAGAGAACTCTTTGCCGGGTATCAGATAGTGATCGAGCAAGCCAAGAAGCTCTCCCCGTCGGGGGAAATCGACTACACCTTTCATCTCGGAGACTATGTAGACGGTAAAGCCGAGCGTACTGGTGGCACGGAATGCCTGATACCAGATCAGATCGATGCCGCGAATGCCGCCGGGGATCTCTTGCTCATGACGGGCGCACGACACTACGTCATGATCCACGGTACCCCTGCCCACGATGGGCGCGATAACGACTTTGCAGATGTCGTGTACGAACGGGTAAGCAAAGAGATCGGTGAGGATCGTGTGGAGCTGCATAACTCCCGATATGTACAAGTCGAAAGCTTGCTCTATCACTTGAAGCACTATGTCTCCACCAGTGTTCTCGCCCACACTCGCTACACAGGGCTTGCTCGGGGTTTCACTACCCTGCAGGAGTGGGGACGGGAAGAGGGCTGGCCGCTCCCCAATGTCATCCTCCGTGGGCATGTCCATCACTACCACATGTGCGGAGATAGCACCATGTCCTGTTATGTCTGCCCTTGCTGGCAGGCGAAGTCCAAGTACGGTGCGCGTCAGATCGACCCCGGCCCTCGTACCATCGGCGGGATCGTGCAGATCGTGGACGGGGATCGGATGGAGAGCCATCTCGTCAAGATCGTACTGCGGTCGATGAAACCGGAAATCACTGTCTTGCAGTAGAAGGGGAGATATGGAATCACCGGAAGAGCAGGTGCTGTGTGAAATGGTGTCTACTTGTGATCGCTCCCCAGACGACATCATAGAGATCGAAGTCGGCCTCTTGAAGCAGGATTGGGCGGAAGCCTGCGATACGACTATCGCTCAACAAAACCGGCTGCTCTCGACCCTGATCGAGCGACACTACCCATTCTACGCGAAGCACAATGCAACACAGAAGCTCGCAGAGATGTTGAACACACATCTGGGTACCACGCTCACCGGACGCAATCTGACGGATCGATATCGACGGGTAGTGCGTTTACCAGAGAATCAGCGTCCGCGTACCCCGCAGGTGATGCCTGTGGTCTTCGGTTACGACATCCTGTGGGGAGATCGAAGTTATCACCTGCTGATCACCAAGCACGAGATTGTGTACGGTTGGCAGTTGCTTTACAACAGCGGGCTGATGGATAGCAATGTGTCCACCACACGCGAAGGAGCCATCCGCGAGGCTGTACAGGCTATTATCAAAGGAGATGTCCATGCCAATTGGGTACCTGCTGGCAATTGACCCCGGCTTCCACCAGAGCGCCTGTATAAGTTACAACACAACCACAGGAGCAGTCGAGAACCATGTGTTTCTCCCGAACGAGGAAATGCGTAGCTTCCTCGAAAACGAGGCCCAGATATCAGACAACACGAACAGTGGACTGGTCGTGGAGATGTTCGAGGCCCGCGGAATGCCCATTGGTCAGGAGTCGGTGGAGACAGTCTTCTGGGCCGGTCGCTTCTTGGAGATATGGGCACAACGTTACTTCCCTGTCTACAAGATGACGCGGAGAGACATCAAGATTCATCTGTTCGGAACCACACGCGGGGTGAACGATGCTGTAGTTCGACAGCTCCTCATCGACCGCTACGGCCCGGAGAAACAGGTTGCGCTCGGGACGAAGAAGAACCCCGGCCCACTCTACGGGCTGAACGGACATGAACGCGATGCTCTAGCTTTGGCAATCGCATGGTGGGAAACCACAGGAAAGAGTGTGCTATGACTGAGAACGCGAACGAATGCAAGTGCCCTAATTGCGGATCCTCCACAACCTCGACCGGATTAGTTGAAGGACGGGTGACCAACCGTTGCCTGCAATGTGGTCATCAGTGGGCGACCGGAAAGGTGCTCTTGACGGAAGAGAAGTAGGTCGATAGATTCTCGAAAACTGTCGATGGAATCTCTATAGAATAGGAGAGCATAGTTTTGTTTGATGCTCGGCAGCAACATCTTATCAACCAGACATGGGATATCTCCATCCTGTTGAAGCGGATCGGGGTACACACTGATGGGCGGGAGCGTGTACAATTCTCCTGCCCATTCCCTACTCATCCCGGTGAAGACACTCACCCGTCTGCCCGTTACTTCCGTCGGACCAACGATATCCTGTGTTTCAGAGAGTCCCGACTCTTCAAGCCCCTTGACATGCTCTACCTCTTGGGGTATGATGACACCGCGATCTGGAGTGAAACACTGGCGGCTGATCCAAGCATTGCTGTTCAGTTGGAAAGGGAGAACCAAACGTATGTCGCAGACACCTTCATTCTGGCAGAGGTTAGCAGGATGGCTCGCCGGGGTACGGCGTGGGTCAAAATCGTCCCCTACCTCGAACGAGTCTTCACCCTTGGAACTGGGGACGGTGCTGGACCCGACTCAACTAACTGAAGGAGTAGCCGGAACGCTGACTCCTACTTCGGAGACACTGAAACCTGTATCACTGGAGCAATTCCGTATTACTCCACATGAAGCATTGCAAATTCAGCAGCATATAGCCACCAAGCTACACGGGCTTGGCTTACCAGCAGTTACCTTCCCCAATCTGGAGCAGCAGATACAGTTCTACGCCCAACACGGGCTTACTATTCAATGTTTCTACGAAACGACATACAGGGCCATGATCTGGGCAGCGGTAACATCAGAGCTTGTGGTCAAGGCATCACAGACTATCTGCCTTTCTACGGATGCAGACAACATCATCGGACAGGCAGCTTTTACTGGATATTTGTACCACCCACTCGAAGTGATCTATCTCGATGACCCTGTCCCCCTGTTGCGAACCATGAAGCAGGGCGTAGCTCTTTGGCCGGACACCGTCCCGAAAGACGACCATCATTCGCTCCAATGGCGACTCTTCTTTGAGTATGTCTTGAGGCCGTCGTTGCTGGCTGCTCAGGAGGCCGCGCATGGCACAGAGTAAGTGTCCGATTCCCTATCGTCCAGACTACCAAACCAACAAGGTGTCCGACGAGTTCAAGCAGATCAAGTGCATACTGGTCAACAGTGAGGATAAGTTTCGAGCCTTCCTCCAAGACTGGCAGGCACATCCGCACACCCTTGCCGGATTCGATCTGGAGACTACGAGTTTGAACCCGGAACAGGCGAGATTGGTCGGGTGCTCCATTGCCTTCGACAAGTATCAAGGCTACTACTTCCCCTTCGGTCATCGCTTTGGGCAGAACCTCCCACTCGGGGTGTTCCAACATCTGCAACGGGTACTGGAGTCGTTCGACTGCGTGCTGTACTTCAACTCGAAGTTCGATCTCGGGATGCAGCAAGCCTTCGGCCACGACCACTCGAAGATCAAAGACTACGACATGATGGCGGTGATTTGGAACTGGGATACCAACCTATTCATGCCGAGCCTGAAGGGGAGTGCGAAGCGCATCCTTGGGTGGGATCTCACCACATACGAGAAGCTGTTGGGGCAGAGCAAAGTTCCTAACCTGTCCTACTACTCCCCTGTGGATGTCGTGCAGTATGCGGTACTCGATGCCGTAGTCCCCATCCACCTGTTCTGCGAGGCGAACAACACGTTCCTCCCGAAGTACAGGCGTCCGGTCCTCCTCGACAACACACTCGTCCGCGCCATTATGGAAGTCGAACGCCGGGCGCATCCACTCGATCACGCAGAGATGACACGCATGGCGGAAGATGTCCAGCGTCGGGTTCGGACTGCGGAGCGCAACATCCGGTACGTACTGGGGGATATCGACATCGAATCCAATCAGCAGATCACGCAGGCACTCAAGGCTCTGGGGGTGGACTCGGGGAAGCGAACCGCTACGGGACAAATTCAGCTCCAGAAAAACGACCTGACAGCTTTGAAGGGCACACACCCGGTCGTTGACGCCGTACTGGAGTATCGTGAGGGACGTAACCTTGACAAAAAGCTCAAAGCCTTCCAGACCAGCTATCGCCCGGAACTGGGTGGGTGCCGGTTACCGTACAAGACCTACCGAACCCCGACAGGCCGTCTGGCAGGCGGGGAAGAGAGCGAACGCAACACCTATTTCGGAAAGATCAACGTACAGGCGATAGATAAGTCTATACCCCAGATGTTCCTCCGCACCCCTGCGGACAGCATGGAGGAGTACAACGGTGTAGTCATCCTCGGGCAGAGGTATACGCCCCTGCATGGTGAGAAAGACCACATGTTCCTCCCGGACGAGCAGCCGATCCCTGAAGGGGGAAAGGTCGTGGAGGGACAGGATGCGAAAGATAACCTGCGCCGTCTCTTCATCTGCAAGCCGGGGCACCTATTCGTTCACTTCGACTACAACGCACAGGAACTGCGTATCCCGACCAACCTCTCCCGCGACCCAATCTTCGTCCAAGCCTTTCAGAACGGAGAGGATCCGCACCGCAAGACCGCTGTTATGATGTGGGGAGAAGACGCTTATAATGCACTGATGCGGAAGCGGGCGAAAACTCTGAACTTCTCAGTGCTGTACGGCATCTCTCCGTGGTCACTGGCACAGAAAATGGGCGGTGGAGTCACCCCTGAGCAGGCCAAGGAGTACATTAGGAAGTGGTGGGGCGTGTATCAGGGGGTCAACGAATGGGCTAGAGGCGTGGAGAAGCACGGGATGGCCTACGGTTATTTGAAGACCGCGCTCGGGCGTAAGCGTTCGGTGCGCGGGTACTTCGAGCAGGCGCAAGAGATGCAAGCGTTGGGCAAGAAGATGGCCCTCGAAGCCAAGCGCACCGGCAGTGCCAAGCTCTTGGCTGAAGCCAAAGAGATGGAGAAGCAGGGCTGGAGCCGGAAAGGGTTTGCGTTGCGAACCTGCGTAAACACAGTGGTGCAGGGGACCGCCGGGGACTTGATGCGGCTCGTACTGATCAAGGTCGTACAGCACATCATCCCGAAGTACGGGGAGGATCGAGTGCAAGTGCTGTCTTCGATCCACGATGAAATAAATCTATCGGTAAGCCCTGACTGTCTTGAAGATGCAATCAGGGACACTATTGAAATTCTCCACTGGACACCACCGGATTGGCCGGTCCCGATGGAGATCGGTATGGACATCGGTACGAGCTGGGGTGAGATGTTCCCCTACATTCTGACCGACACTGGACTGGTAGCAGCCTAGATGCTATACTTCTTAGGGGAGTATCTGAGGGCCAACCACCAAGGAGTGATATGATCTCGATCTATCCACAACTTACGGAAGCCACCCGCACTATTCAACCATATCTCCGTGCTGGGCGTACCCTCGTAGTAGACGCTGGAGTGACAGGTTGGTTCCATCTCTACCTCATGGTCGAGGGTGACCCCGATATGGGGCTGGAACTCACGAAAATCCACAAGTGGATGGATCTTGACCCCGAAATACAGAACGATCTACAGCAGTTGTTGTTAGGGCAAAACTTGTCGGCGTTTCAGCAGATGTCCCAAGACGCCACTGTGCGAATGACCAAGCTAGGTTTTCATAACATGGTGGTAGAAACCTACATCTGTGACAGCGAGACGTGGGCGGAGTACAATAAGCAGGGTGACGCCGCCGGGTTGGCCTTTCTGAAGACACATGGGATTGGTGTTAGTGCAGAGTATCTAAAGGGTGAGAAGGGGACAGAGATACTGATCCACGAATGGGCACACTGGTACATGCGACAGATGCCGAAAGCAGAAGAAGAACGTATTAAAGCGTGGTATAACCAGAGTGTTCAGCCCCAGATAAACACACCTACAGCAGTCACCACAGACGATCTGCGCTACTGGGTGGACCGTGCGGTTCAAGAAAACTTCCGCAGCCGATTCCACATGCCTCTCGGAAACTTCTTGGAGATTGCGGATCGGGTGTGGGATTACCGGGAAGACATCACAGATACGACCATTCCCGAAGACTTACTAGGTGAGGTAGGTTTCCTCAACTGGCAGAACCTTGCTTTCGAGGGGGTTCGTGTCTTCGGAAAGTTCAAGAAATCTGTACCGCTTGTCTCCGGTAAGATGTCTCGCAAAGGAATGTGGGGATTTATAACAGGACTCCAATCTACATACACCATTGTTGCTGCGAGTGCCCCTCTAACCGATTTCTACTGTGTAAATCCCGAAACTGGAGCAGCATCTTTCACGGCTGAAGAAGTCGAAGAGATTCTAGCCATTGATTTGGAGAAGACTGCACACGATATCAAGAACGATTCCTACCAGAGTCGCAAGAACCTGACAATCTCAACTCCGAATACTGTTTATCGGGTGCTGAACTACTTGCAGCCGGGGTCGAATGACACATTAGCCGAAGGGCTGTGGGCTAATAAGCAGCTTGTATTGGACTCGATTTTCAATGATCTACTTACCCTCACTGGAAAAGCCTTCAAGCTCCGTTCTAATGGAGTAGAAATCTGGGACGAATTGCGGCATGAAGTATATCTACAACTGGTTGAAGAGGGAGACACCGCAGAAAAGATCATTGATGTCTTCACCAAGTATGCTGTAGATTGTTTTGTCGAAAATGAAGAGGCCGTCAAATCCCGTGTAGCAAAAACTGGAATTACCCCTTCGAGATACGGGGCTACCAACTACAAGGAGTTCTTCTCAGAACTGATCGCCCATGCTGCCCTCGGACACTCACTGTCGCAACAGATGAAGACATGGCTACGAGATTTCATACGGGGTGACTTTCAGGAGAGTCACAGAACAAAGGAGCTAAACATGAGCCAGCAGAAGACCGAGATAGTTACCGAAGCCCTGACCTTCGACAAGCGCGTGATGCGTGAGCTGTCCCGCAAGGACTCACTCGTCCGTATGTTCGCAAAGGATCAACCTCTCGACATCCTGTTCACGACACTCGTGGTCGGGGACTCCGGACTGGAAAGCAAGTACATCGAAATCGCCAAGACTCTGGGTGCTGATGTCGGGATCAAGGAAAGCGTAGACTCACTTCCTCAGAAGTGGGAGATCAGTTTCTGCAACCTCACTGAGCAGCATATTGCTCGGCTAGGCCAGTACATTCACACGAAGGAGTCTGTTGACTCTCCGTACATGAAGCTGCCGGGATCCGCTGTCCCTGTTCCGATTTCAGCAGTACATGTCGATAACGAACATGGTACAGTCTCCTTCCGTGTTCATACCGTCTCCGAACGCATAGCTCGTCTGGTAATGGACGAGATGCAGAAGGTCTTGGACGGGAAGACGGAGTAGCATGTCGAACATCACCGAGGCGGTTTCGTCAGAACAGGACGCAGCGTATCTAGCCGCAGTCGAGACCGGAGACACCAAGACATGTGCAAAGATGGTGGTGCAGGCTGCGAAGGCAGCAGGGTATACCATCGGGCCAGTCGTGCATGGAACACAAGCACAGTTCACTCGATTCGACCCGCAGAAAACCGGTCGGACTCAACAGCCTGATACACTGGAATGCCCAGCCTTCTTCTTCACTTCCGACGCTCTAACCGCTTTGTGGATCGCCAATGCCGGGGCACTTTCACAGTCTGTGAAGGACACGAAAATCATGCACGTCATGCTCCGCATAGAGAACCCGATCAAGTACGACCCCAATAAATGGGGGGATCCCGACTCAGGAATTGACACGCACAAGTTAGCGCGTATGATTCGGATGTCGAAGGAGCAAGGTCGTGATGGTGCAGTGTACAAGAGCAAGACCATGGGGGACACGTATGTCGTTTTCGATCCCTCGCAGATCAAGTCTGCTGATCCCGTAACCTACGACGATCAAGGAGAAGTGATACCCTTGTCTCAGCGGTTCAACCCTGCGAAGGAAGACATACGAGAATCTGTCGAAGATACCTTCGTATCTCGGGTGTCAGTAGTCAAGAAGAACGAAGAAATGCTCAAGCCTCCAATGCCCCCAAAGGTGCGTATAGAGGCAACCTTCACCATCAATACGGATCCGGAGCAGGTAAAGCTCTTCCGGCGTTGGGTTGACCATCATGCGGGAAGTCCTAATTATCGCCCGGATTATCCTGACAGATCGAATTATAGATACTCCCTTGATTATCTTCAGCCCGCTGGACAAGGGAAGTTCCGTGTAACATGGTATGTCCCACAAGACAATCCGCATCCGAATGTTGACGAGGTTTTAGCGTTCCTTCAGCTTATGTGGGAGGATTTCCAACAGCTTCCCCCACCGCCGGAGAAGAAGCCTCGGGTAGCCAAAGTCCGAGACGAAGAGGGGCGTGCCCTACCCCCTACTACCCTACCGGACCTCGATGAAAAAGTGGTCCACATGCTGATTGCTGACCTCGAACCCTACTGGCAGGAATGGGGACAGACGGTTGTAGACTTCTTGGTCAAGGACTGGGGGAAGTACCTAGAGTGGGCTGACTCCCACGATCAGCGATCCCCACGCGACTACGCCAAGGAAACAGAAACTCCCGACACTCTCAGTCAGTGGAGTTACGGGTATGCCCCAATCGAACGGGTACGCCCGAAGTTCGAGCGCGAGGCCCAGTACATCATCAAGTGGTCACGCTACAAGTTTCTCGCCGGTGTAGCGAAGTACCTTCCGACCCGTACAGCCGCTGTCAAGGAAGTGACTCGTCACTCTCTCGGGAGTAACAACGGAGCAGTAGAGGGCGTGTGGGATATCCTCTACGAAGACGGGGTACAGAAACGCCTGACAACCAAGCTGATCTGGGCGGGTGGGTACAACATCCAGAGGGAGCACACCCGCTATCTGGTACGAGTCACTGATCTCGCCTCAAAGCCGGTTCAAGAGTCACAGGAACCACAGCCAACACAAGAGATGGTGGACTGGTTCGAGGAGCGTACTCGGCGGCATATTCGGCTCGCGCAAGAGTACGGTGCGAAAATAGCAGCCACTTTCCCTGAGTACGCCTCACTTCCCGAGGAGATGAAGGATCACGACGCCGCGAAGTTCGAGGAGCCGGAGTACATACCGTATGTGTTCATGACGTGGCAACGCAAGCATCCGAAATTCAAGCTACCAACCTCTGTGGACATCACGAATACTACACTTCACCATGTCGTGAGTAACACCCACCACCCCAAGTTCTGGAGTCCGAATCCTTCCATCAACTCTCGGAATCGGGATGCTGCTCCAACAGAAGCCGTAGATGCTCGTCGGATGCCGGAGATATCAATTGCCGAGATGTGTGCAGACTGGGCTGCGATGAGCAAGGAAATGGGGAATAGCCCACTCGATTGGGCTGAGAAGCAGATCGGCAAGCGTTGGACATTCACCCCCGAACAGGAGGCTTTGATCTACACACTCCTCGAAGCCATCTGGCCCCCGGAAGGGGATCCCGAGCTTCAGGAGGAAGGGTTGTTCTCGAAGAAGCCAGTGGTGTACACTGGTGATGTCAAGACTCCGAAAGTCAACCCCAAACGCTTTACCGCCCCGGCATACAAGATATCCCCGCAAAACGAATTCGGGGGGTTGTACGGGGTGTTGTCCATGTCTCTCCCGTGGGGGCCGAAGAAGAAGACTGAGATATGGGATATCATCTACCAGCGTGTGCGGGATAGGTACTGGACAACAGCGTTTCAGGGAAAGCGCAACAAACAGGGTGACTTCCGCGAGCTGATCCGTGACTTCCTCGACTCACAGTACGGGGCGAGTATCGGAGGAGACTTGCTGACGGCAGCACGGTTTTCCGAATTCCTCCTCTACCAGACGGCTCAGGAGTGTTCAATGCGAAGCTGGGACGCATATTGGAGAAACTACCTACGCTATCGGGAATGGGATTGACAATGCCTCGGGAATGTGTTATACTTCCCCAAGCAGACTAATGTAGTGAACGAACACGAAAGGAAAGGAACCACATGAGTCAGCCGAACAAGCAGCCAGTTGAGAACCTGTTTCCGGCACCCTATACTCCGCTGGCATCCGAATGCCTAGTCCTTGGGATAGGCATGGGGAGCAATAGTTGGGTCGTCCTCGCCCCCAAGGTGGAGTGGAAGCGGTTTCTCCGGAAGGAACAGTATCACATCGACGCTCTGGCTATTTTCCTCCTCGTTCCGAAGATGAATCCAGAAAACCTTCGTGAACCGATGATCACAATCATGCCGCTCATCGACGGCGTGGTTGGCATGCACCGGATCCAGATGCAGAATGTACCGTGGTACACCTCGCATATCGATGAGAATATCAGCAAGACCATCAAGGATACAGCTATCGAGCGGGGCATCATCACCGGACTGAGCACTGTTAAGTCCAGTCTGATCGTCCCGAGCGGCGTGTAAGGAATTGGAGAAAAGCCATGGGTGCAACCCGTCAGACTGTTTGGCGCAAGAGCGACCGGGCAGTAGGTCAAAAGAGCCTAGAGACACCAACGCTCAGTATCAACGCTCTTGTGAGCCTTGAGAAGAGGTTGGGGCTAGGGTCACTTCTCGTTTAGAGAGCGACGGCTGACGCAGGCGCACCCATGGCTCCATTCTGATTAAAACTATAGAGACCACGCATATCAGGCCGCACAAGCCCAATAAATGGCCTGATATGATCAACAAAGAACAAGACGACAGAAGGACAAGATAGATGCAGAAGTATGTGACGCTCGATGAGCTGAAACAGATCGTAAAGGCTTTGGGGATTGAAGACAGCGTAGAGCGCGTATTCACCAAAGCTGACCATCGAGATCGTACCCCAAGAGAGAACTTCTGTCGTGCCTTGCAGCACCACTACCTGAATGCCACATATAAGGGAAACCCGCCGACAGGACTGGAAGCCGCTATACGCATTCCCCATCAACTGGCATTCCGTGCTGCAGATGGTCACCCGCTCCGAGAACAGGACATCTACACCCAAGACTGGGTGTGGGAGGAAAAGCTCAACGGGCATCGTGCGCACCTCTGTCTGGAACGGGGTCAGGTGTCGCTATTCAGCCGAGAGACAGACTCGTGTTTCCTTCCGCTCTCTCTGCACGAACTGACCCCCTTTCTGAGCTTTCCCATCGAGATCCCCCCACAGGTCTCATGCGTGTTGGACGTGGAGATCGTCGTGAAGGGTAATTACGACTCGATGTTCCACCAGATCGGAGTGAGTATCGGGAGTGCCGGGGATGTGATTACCGCACTACTCGAATTCGAGGAAGCCATGCAGAAGGCCCGTGAGTGGAATGTGCGTCTGGAGATTTGTGTCCTCGACGTACTGGAGCATCACCATTTCGGTTCCTGTCTGCAAACACCGTTGACCACCCGAATCCTCCTCCGTGAACAGGTACAGAATGAACTCGCTTTGTACGGGATCCCCACAATCCTCCCCAAGTACGTCTTGGGAGATCGAGCGGCGAAACAAGAACTGTACAACGAATGTGTCCGTCAGGGAGATTCCGGATGTATCGCCAAGCATCTGTCCTCCGAATATCAGCCCGGCAAACGACCGAAGACATGGGTGAAGGTCAAGCACAACGCTCTCACCTCGGGGGACACCCCGACATGCCACTTCTCCCCCGATGAAGCCCCAACGGATCTTGCTGAGTTGTTCTCGGGTTTGGGGCTGAAGATGCCGTGCGATATTACTGTCCAGCAACAAGATGGCGTAATTGCAGGACGGGTCACGGACAGGGCTTGACAAGGACTTGACAATGTAGTAGAATAGGCCCGTCCTAACATGTAATCGAGAGGAGCAATATGGCCGAAGGTAAAGAAGTCACACAGAACACCAACGATGATCCGATAGAAGCCGCGCTGAATACTACACGCAGCATCGTGGTGAATATGCGACAGGAATTGGAGAGGTTCGTTGCAGTCATGGATGAGGACATTCCTGACCTACCACCTTTCAAGGAATTGACTCTCCCGAACAAAGCGAACGAAACGATCTACAGCTTCGCGGAAGCGTACAAGGATCTCGCCGGGGCTGCGATTCACATCAGCATGCGACACATGACACTTCAGAACCTCGTGCGTCGTTTGCGGTATCTCGTTTCCCGCAACCCGCAGCACACACTCCTCCTTCGGCAGATGACCGAAGTGGAGGATGTGACATCCCAATTCGATACCCTTCATGCACGAGCAAAGGAGAAGCTGGATTACATCGACAAATCGATCACTACACTCAAATCCATCAAGAACACGATTGTCGGCCAGAACTAAGGGGAACGACCATGAAAGTTGCAATGAATCCAAGCCTGCTGGACATGATGGTGGACACGCCACGAGATGTCACCGTTTTGTTCGTAGACACAGAAACCACGGATAATGATCAGGAAACGTGTGAGATCATCGACTTGGCTCTGGCCTTGTTCCAGTATCCCAAAAATCAGGGGTTGGAGCATCTGTGTCACCGGGTACGCCCGCATGGGGAAATCACTCCCGAAGCCTCCGGCGTACACAACATCATTCTCAGCGATCTCCAGTATTGCCCCACTATCGAGGCCGTAGCTGCGGATCCGACGTTGCTGATGATGATTAACAATGCTGATTATGTCTGTTCCCATAACTCGGACTTCGATATCCCGATCCTCAAGCGACAAATACCTGCTTTCCAGAAGTTCGACGGCGTACAGATATTCGACACCATGCGCATGGCTCGTCGGGCATGGCCGGAACTGCCGGATCACAAGCTGGCTTCGTTGCGCTACCGCTTCCGTCTCCTGCTGGAGACTCCCGAAGAGCGCGAGCTGGGGAACCATGCAGCCGATGGGGATATGTGGAAGTGCAAGGCGTTGTTCGACCGGCTGGTCCAAGAGGCGCAATGTCCGGTAGGGGAGAGTCTGGTGGCTTGGTCCCAAGCACGGATTCCCGTAGCAAACATCACGTTCGGGAAGCATAAGGGCACAGCCTATGCGGTACTCGCCAAAGCCGAACCCGACTATCTACGCTGGCTGTACGAGCAGGACTGGCTTGCCTCCAAGTTTCCCGCTGATTACGCTACTATCGAGGGATTGCTAACCGTAAATGGAGGTGAGTAGATGCGTGAAACCTAGCACATCGGACAGGACTCGTAGGGAGCGCAGGTTAGGTCTAAACGTCAGTCAAGTAGTCTGACAAACACAAGGAGTTGAGATGGACGCAGGGATTTCGTTCGGAGAAGGCACAGACAAGACCGTGTTGGACATGGAGCGCGACGACCCGAAGTGGCAGGACATCGAGCAGTATAAGGGTGCTGTGAACCGCACAGACCGGATCAGCCTGATCGTGGGCAAGGCTCTCCCCGTCAAGTACCACTGGGAAGAGGGAATGCCCCGGTTCTATTGCTTCGACGGAGCTTGCTGCAAGGCAAGCGACCCGAAGGTACGGTTCATCGTCCCGATCATTCAGTACACCACGAACATGGACGGCAAGATCGTCAGCCCGGACTTCGATATCAAGTACCTGTTGATTCCGTCGGAGCTGTACAAGAACTTCCGGAATCTGGCGAAGCAGGAGATAGACGTAACGCGCAAGGACTTCATGGTCACTTGCAGCAACGACAAGATGCAGAAGCTGACCATCACCCCGATAGCGGATGCAGCTTGGCGCAAGGAGCCGTCGTTCGAGGCCAAGGTGCTGGCAGAAGCCGCCCATTTGGTCCCGAAGATCCGGGGCTACGTTGCCAAGACCATCACCGCCGAGGATTACGCAACACAGCATGGGGCATTCACACCTCCGCAGGAAGATTCTACGGATCCTAGCGATGAAGACCTCGCTCACATGTTCAAGGTGGACTAGGATAGGGGGTTGGGATGCCGAAGCGTAAGCCAATAGTACGGGAAGAGACGGAGGAGGGGCAGCCAAAAGCTGCCCCCACCACCAAAGCGGCTGCATCGTTCGAGACGATGTTGACCAAGTTCGAGGAGTTGTACGCACCGGAACTGGAAGTCCCCCGCGTGACAACCAAGAGTGTGCAGCTCGACCAACTGATGGGTGGGGGCTTGCCTCTCGGCAAGTACCTGACACTGCACTCTCAGGAGGGCTTGGGCAAGAGTACCATCGCGCTGTGCATCGCAAAAGCACTGGCGGAACAGGGATATCGAACGGTCTACCTCGATACGGAGTCCGGGATTTCAGATCGGTTGCTGGTCTCCATGTCCATCATGGATCACTATCGCAACCACATGATTTCCTTCCTCCGTCCGCAGACTTTCGGGGAGATGGAGAATGTCTTCACCGACATGATCCCCCATCCCGAGGTCTCGTTCATCGTGGTAGACTCGATCACGACGATCCTCGCCGCACAGATGCTGGAGCAGAGTATCGAGAAGGCAATGGTGGGTACGGAGTCCAGACTCCAGACAGCGTTGCTCAAGAAGTACAAGATCGCTGCACAGGCGAACAAGACTACGATCTTGTGGCTGAACCAGATGCGCACGAAGATCAACATGAACAGCTACGGAGGTGCAACCGTCGAGCCCTCGGGGTGCAAGGCACTGCGCTACATGTCTGACATCTCGATGAACATGAAGCCCGTGCGTGACATCACGAAGGGTAGCGGGGATAACCGCGTGGTCATCGGGCGTGAACTCAGTATCTGGGCGGAGAAGAACAGGTACACTGCCCCGAAGGTGGAATACCCGCTGTTCCTGCTCTACGGAGAAGGCCTGTCAGGGTTGCGGTATATCGTGGACTTGCTTGTCCAGAATGATATCGTACATTTCTACGGGGCGGGATACCACAAGTTTACCACCCCGGATGGAGAGCAGCAGATCATTCAGGGTTCCGAGAACATGGTAGCGTATGTGAACGACCATTACGAATGGGCTATCGAGCAGATCAAGGCAAGGGGGCTTCTCTAACATGATTTCTGTTGTCGTCAGGGATTACCAAGTCATCAAGAAGCTCGATCTCGACATCGAGGGGATAGTCTTCGTCACCGGCCCCTCAAACAACGGGAAATCGAGCTTGGTAAAAGCCATCGAGTCCTGCCTCTACAACCGAGCGGGTGAGAGCTTCATCCGTGACACCGAGGCACAGACTCTGGTGGGGATCACCTTTCGGCAACAGAACACCCCTACGCTACAGATCGCGTGGAAGAAGCCGCGAGGTACGGGTGCGTCGTATGTCGTCAACGGCGTGAAGTACGAAAAGGCAGGGCGCACCCCCCTCCCGGAACTCATGCAGCATGGTTTCACAGAGATGGAAGCCTCCAAACGGACCTTCCGGCTTCCCTTCTGGCATCAGATGGAAGCCTTCCTCGTAGCCGAGCCCAACACCGTAGTGTTCGAGGTGTTGTCGAGGCTTCTCCAAGACCGGAAAGTCATCCCCATTCTCCAGACCATGAAGACCGATTTTCAGGGGACGAAGAATGAGATGCTACAGCTCGAAGGACGATACCAAGCTCTGTTGGAGGAGCAGGCAGCAACGGATGCCGCACTCGAACATCTAGCCCGACTGCCGGAACTCAAAACTCTGGCAGTTCGCGCACAAGCCGGGAAGACTCGCTACACAATGCTCGTGGGCTTGCAGCAGCAATGGCAGACCAAAGCACAGACGGTTAGTCAGTTGGATCTCCAACACCAGAAGCTCCACATACCGCTGCAACAAGCACAAGCCGCCTTGCAGCGTGCCGGGAGTCTTGTGGAGCGGCACCAGAGCTTGACCAGCCTACGTCAGCGTGTGGTACAGCATAGTGCCGTAGTCAAGCGACTGGCAGAACAAGATGTAGCATTCAAGGCACTACAGGGTATCTCCGATCCTACACCGTTGTTCACACGCTGGCAACAACTGACCAGTCTCCGGCAACAGTGGGCACAAGCACAGAAGACGGAAGGGTCACTTACTCAACAAATCGCGGATACCCAAGTGGAGCATCAGAGTGTAAAGCAGGCTCAAACACAGTTTGAAGAACAGGAACTGGCAGGGCTGTGCCCGACTTGTGGGCGAGTCTTGCACGAGGAGGAAGCATGTCCGAGACCTTGACCGAGAAGTATCAAACTTTTCAGAAGCGTCTGAAGGCTCTGAACGATCAAGCCATTCGACTGGAGACACAGCGGGAACAGGCACAGCAGCAGGCTACAGCCATTCAGGAGGAAGTCGTCAAGGCCGTCGGGGAAGCCTCGATGGAGAGACTTGACAACGAGATCGCAAATGTGTATAATGAGCTGGAAACTCTACTGAAAGAAGCAGACCCTCTACTCAGCGAGGCGGAACATGCCAGAGATAGTGGATAGGACACAAGAATTCATAACTCGTGTTTCCACTCTTGAGATTCAACATAACGACCTTCTGCGGTTGCAAGCAGCCGCAGAAGCCAAGACACAGCAGGCCCGTCAGCAACATGCTGATGCTGTAGCCTATTCAACTGATCTCGGTGAGGCTATCGAAGGTGCAAAACAGATCATCGAAATCCTGTCCGAGAAGGGGTTGCAGGGGCTGAAGAACCTCGTTACCGAGGGCTTGCAGGCGATCTTCGAGGGGTGTAACTACTCTTTCGATATCGAGATATCAGACCGGGGTAAGGACAAAACCGCCGATCTGATTCTGGTTGAGGCCATGCCGGACGGGGTGGCGAAGCGCACCCTGCTGTCGGACAACGGTTGGGGTATCCAGAGCATGGTGAGCCTGATCCTCCGTGTGTTCTTCATCTGCCATCTCGGTCTCCGGCGTTTCCTCGTCCTAGACGAAAGCATGGTGCAGCTCTCGAAAGAATACGTGGACGGGTTGTTCACCTTCCTACGCTCCTTGCACACCGACTTGGGCTTCGACATCCTGTGCATCACACACGATCCGCGTTTTCTCCCCTATGGGGATCGTGTCTATGAAATGTCGCAAGGGGAGCTTCATGCCACCAAGGAGGCATCGTGAAGTTTGGATTTGTGGTCGATCCACATCTTTCGCAGACGAATCCTGCGGCACGAGTAGACGATTACGCACAAGCCATGATCAACAAGCTCCGTGCGCTCCGCAACATGGGGATGCAGAATCAGTGGGATGGACTGATTGTCACAGGTGACCTATTCAACTCGAAGAACGTGGGGTTTGAGTTTCTAGGACAGGCATCGGAAGTCCTTGGGGAAATGCCCTTCCCTGTTGCATCCATCTTTGGCAACCACGACCTGTACAACGACCGAATTGAGTCGAATGTACGCACTCCGCTGGGCTACCTCATGCGCATTGGACTCGTGAAGAGCATTGCCAGCCTCGGTTTCCCCAATCTAGTGGGGTTGGATTTCGACCGCACGATGTCCCCACCGGAAGCTCCGAGGGTACCGGGTGTGAAGATTCTGGTGTGTCATGCGTTTGTGGATGATGTACCACCCTTTGGGATAGGGAATTGGGAGTTCATCCCCTACGGCCAGTTAGAGGCACAGGGGTGGGATATCGTGGTCGCCGGACACGACCACACCCCACATCCGGTTCTGCACCACAGCGGCAGTCGTCTATCTGTCTACCGACCGGGAGCGATTAGTCGCGGCACCCGACACGAGTACAACCGAGAGCGGGATCCCCAAGCTCTGGAGATCGAAGTCTCCGACACATGGGAACTGGTCAAGGTTCAGGAAAGGGCTATCCCCGCAGCACCAGCTTCCGAGATATTCTCTCTACTGGAGATCGCCCGAACTGAATCCAACAAGCGTATCAAGGAGTTTGCAGAATCACTGTTGATCGGGATGGCCCCGACGAAAGAAGCCACGGATTTAGACCGGATGGTAGAGAGTTTGAGTATCAGCAATCCCGCCAAAGCCATACTCAAGCGATATTTGGTCGAGTCCGGAGTGTTGGAGTGACGGACATCCTCAACACCCTTACCGAACTCTACCAGACACTTGCGCCGCTGTCAGAAGCAGTGGCCCCCGAACACACATGGGCACAGATCGCAGGGAACCGGCCTACCCATTTACGGGTTATGCGTTGTGGGGACATCGCTACGATGCAGTGGCCGGATGAGTACAAATCACAGCAGAAATTCCTCGAAAGCTGTACGGCGTGTATCGTTTTCCCTCTGACGTATTTCGGGGTGTTGATTGGATACGGATTCCGCGACCTTCAGGCAAAGCGATTCTCGATTATTCAACCTGTGAGTTTCGTCTCCAGCTTCTATACTGCGTACCCCGGAGTCCAGCAATGCCGACAGCGACAGTTTATGGATGCGGTAGTGATTGTGGAAGGTGTGGCGGATGCGGAAGCTGTAGGGGCGTTTTATCCGTGGGTGGTCGCGGTTCTCGGCAACCATATCACTGATCCGCAGTATGCAATACTGCGTGCCACGACAGGAAAAATCTATACTATGTTTGACAACGATGTTGCCGGACAGAACGGCACAAAAAAGGCTCAAAAGCTGTTCAAGGAGAATATCCTATTGGAACACAAGGTCTTGGCGTACCCCACCGAGCATAAAGACCCAGCAGAATACTATCTGCACGATGCAGTGGGCCTCAAGCGCAGACTGCGAGGCATGGGTCTATGATCGACATGAACCCTGTCATCGAGTACGCAAAGGCCAAAGGCAAGGTCTCGCGTGAGGTCAACGAAGAGGTATTCAACATCCTGACGAAGATCGCACAGGTAGTGCTCGTGCGTTTCGGATACACGCTCGTCGGTGAAGACCGCGAGGACATGCTTTCCGACATACGGCTGTACGCTCTGGAAGGACTAACCAAACCCCACATCGACTTCGAGCAATATGACTGCTTCAACTTGATTTTCAGTCGGATGCGAAACTACATCACAGGCGCACGCCGGAAACAAAATCGAATGGTGTACTTTGATTCCGTAGAACCTGCACCGTACTCGCTCTCGACTGAGGTCACACTCTCCCAAGACACCCAAGAGATATTCGACACTCTAGTCTGCCGTGCGGAATACATGTGTCTGGATGTTGAGCGTTACCGTTTAGCAATTACCACGGCTGCACTTTTCCGGGGGATAACTCATCCAGATGCCAGTCTTCGCCCATGGTGCAAGGAAAGGGAACTATGATTCCAGATGACTCCTCGTTGACACACATTCCGAAGATTACCGGACCGAACACTCTTTCCGAAATGTCAATCCTCGCCATGCTCATGGAGACCCCCAAGCAGCGTGAGGCGTATCGTCTGCTCACATCCCTGTTCTGGGAGGAAACCGCACTCTTTCTCGCCATCATGGAAGGCCGTAGGTTCTCGGTGCCCGGCAGACAGAAAATCGAAAGCCTGCTGCTTCAGAGCAGGCTGTGGCTCTACATTCAACAGCGCAATGCTACGCCGGAAGCCTTTGAGCAAGCTGGCAAGCTCTTCGGGCGTGGGCAGAAAGAGATACACCGAATCTACAATCGGGTGGATCGACTGGTGCAGGAGCGCATGACCGAAATATCGCAGTCTGCACAGGTTGACATTGAGACCCTGTTTGAGAGCTTGCCGCTGTTTGGGGGAACTGACGATGAGTGATACACCGACCCAACTAGACCCACTAGGAGAGTTCGTTCACGAAGAAGAGAACGAAACACCTGCACCCGAGAACCCAACGGAGACACTACCCCCACCACCGGATCTCACGCTCGCCAAGTACATCGAGCAGTACATGAATGACTACACTCCAGAAAAGCTGAACCAAGTGTTCTATCGTGATTTGGGGTGGGTCGTAGCAGCAACCCTCGCGGATCTCTTCAAGCGGCTACCACGCCTGACAGCCTACATCAATGCCGCAGATGAAGCCCTCACCGACGCAAACAGTATCCCACACGAGCTGCTGCTCCAGAACAAGAAGGGGGAACTCATAGGGCCGAGTGTTGTCGCCGAGAAACGAGCCATCGCAGAAAACGCGCTGATGACGATCTTGGACTTCGCCCGGAAGTTTGCAGCCACCAACCTAGAGATTCTGAAGGCCAACCGGGACTCTGGCAGTGATGAAGCCGCACAGATTCAGAAGGTAATTAGCAATATGTCCAAAGACGAACTCCAGTCGCTTATCAGCTTCTTGAACGGGTTGAAGAACAATGGCAAGTAGCAACCCGAATCCCGAGCAGTGGAGTCCAGCTACTCTTGCGCTTCTTGAGGCACTTGCCCAACGCGAAATCATCCGCCGGGATGAAGACACTGACCCACATCAGCTTGGGGATGTCCTATCGTGGGACGACTGGATTTCGAGGGAATACTACTCCGGCCCGTTCAGCCGAATACTCTACCCCTTCTGGCGTAAGGAAATCGGGGATTTCATCGCCAACCAACAGAGTGAGTGGGTGATCACCGGGAGTAAAGGCGGGGGGAAAACTACTGCGGCAGAAGCCTTTACCGCATACAAGATATACTACCTGTCTCGCTTCGAGTACCCACAACGTCTCTTCGGCCTCTCCGAAGTAACGAGCTTGGTGTTCGTCTACCTCTCGGTTTCAACCGCTAAAGCCAAGATCGCGGGTTTCGGGGAAATGCGGGAGTACATCGATCACATCCCATACTTCCGTGACGAATTCAAGCGGGACATGAACAACAACTTGATGTTGTTGTTCCCCAACAGAGTCGTTGTCATCCCCGGTTCAGGAGCTGCGCAGACCGATCTTTCGTTGAACACCATCGGGGTTCTGTTGGACGAAACGAACTTCTACAAAGCGGGCGGTGGGGGAAACATTGGGGACTTGGCTTCCGCACAACGTATCTACACGGACACGAATACCCGTCGGAAGTCCCGTTTCGTGGTGCAGGGAATTGACTACTCGTTCACGCTCTTGGTGTCTTCCGCCACCCACGACCAGAGCTTCACACAAACCCGAATCAAGGAAGCGGAATTAAGCGGTGAGCCACAGAAAGTGACACAGACGTGCGGGTGGATCACCAACCCCGAAAAGTACACCACGCAGAGATCAGTCATCTTCAAGGGGGATGACAAACGGGAGCCTCGCATTATCCACGGAATAGATGACTACATAGACACGGCGGTGGATTTCGAGCAAGACAACAGTTGGTTGTTCTCCATGTTGCGCGAGGGGGAGACTCCGCTCAGTATCTACAACAAACTCCCCTTGTCTTCGCAGTCGCGTTTTCTCCTCGTTCCAACCGAAGTGCTTCCTGCGTTTCGTACCAACATCTACGCAGCACTCAGCGATCTGGCGGGTATCTCGATTGCCCCGTCGGGGAAGCTCTATACCAGTGGACCGAACTGGATGGCAACATGCAAGGCAGGGACTGCTGTCGGGCTACGTCATCCATTCACGAAGGAAGAACTCCAGATCACCATCAACTCTCCACAACAGGTCATGGATTTCTTCATTCCCGAGATTCTGTTTGCCCCGCCGGATTTCAAGACCTTCCGGCGACATCCGAATGCTTTGCGTTTCATCCATGTGGACTCCTCCACAACTACAGATAAAACCGGCGTGGCAATGACACACCTTGCAGGAATCGCCAACGATCCCCTGACTGGTTTGCCGCTTCCCACAGTTGAAGAAGACTTCGTGCTGCGCATCAGCAACACGCAATCTCCTGACCAGATCGATTTGTCGAAGGTGTTGGCGTTCTTCTTCTACCTGCGGAATGTTCACCAAGTCAAGTTCGGGAAGATCACCTACGACTCGGAAGCCTCGGAAATGCCGTTGCAGCAGATGATGAAAAATCACATACCTGCCGGGCGACTCTCGGTAGAGCGCGACGGGCCGTGGCTGGACTTCGTAGAACTGCTCAATGGTGGACGTTTCGTCCAATACTACAACGAGTATTTCAAGAAAGAGTTCTTCATGCTGAACTGGGACCGAGGAACCCACTCGGTAGACCACCCACCATCAGGGACCAAAGACGTGTCAGATGCTGTCATAGGGGCGGTTTACAACTGCTTGACAGGGACTGTGACAGGGGAATCTCGCCCTACTGAGGAGATCGCCGGACAGATTATCATCCCGAACCAACCCAAAGATATACTACATGCAGAGACAAGCTGGCTGTGCGGGGACTACGAGCGCAAACACGGGAAAATCAGTAGGGGGCAGTAGTTATGACGAAATCCGAAGCCCTTCTCGGCAAGAAAGTCACCCTCATTGGATTCCGCAGAAAGTATGTTGTTGTCGGGGCACCGAAAGAAGATGTCGTACAACTTGTTGCTCTTGAGGGTGGTCTTCGGGATTCGGACTTGCAGGTTTCGCCAGATGAGGTAGAAGTTTCCCTCAGTCAGAACAAAGCCTTTGTGGGATCAGTTGCTCGCCAGTTGAAGAACACCTACGACAGTTTCAAGGCCAGATTCGACCGCGAAGGCATCCCCTATCATCAGGGCTACATCCCCGTGAAAGTCGGAGAAGCACAGGAACCATCCCCCAAGTACATTCGTGCCGAGGTTGGGGAGGAAGATGCTCGTCTCTTGAGATACCACCCGGAGTCACAAATCCGGTTGCAAATCGACCCAAGTGCTTTCCTCGATCTCGTGGATCCGGGGTTTGTCCAGAAAACCTCCCATGCCTTCTCACAGCGGTCTTACGACCAAGTGCTTAAGCGTCTACAGGATGGAGAAGCACTGGACTCTGTATTCCTCGATGTTGATGTCAAGACCGGAGAGATCATCGGACACGAAGGGCGTCATCGGTGTGCAGCGGCTATTGCCTTGGGAATCCCCAAAGTACCAGCCATTCTCTATCTCCGAGAAGTGGCTCACCGGTATGTAGGATATGTGCGGGATGCTTCCCTCCACCAGAAAGACCCCAAGGTAGTCGAACTCATCAACAAGCTCCACGGGTCGGATGTTGAATTCGTTGGCGAGGAAGACCCGGAGCATAAAAGGCACCGTGAGCTATACGGCTACGACGAGAGCGTGGATAGAAACCCGACATCACAGGATTGGGTGGAACGATTCCATGCGATCCTCTCTCGGGTGTCAGAGCTTCATCAGACTCAAAAGGACGAGAAGTCTCAGCGTTCGGAGATCGAGGGTGTGTTCACTGCACTGGAACCCCTGTTCCTCGAAACCAGTCGTGCAGAAGTAGCACTCAGTAAGGCCGATGAAGAGACACAGGCCAGCAAACAGTGGGTGTCCGTGAATTCCGAACTGACAAACCATCTCTCGCAGATCGTCCCCGAGGTGGAACAGATTCTGGAAGAACTGGCACAGTACATGACACGGATACAGCAAAACACCACCACTACGGCTAAAACGGTTCAGCAGATGATCCAGCAGTTGGCTGCACACATCAAGCAGCATACGGAACAGCTTATTGCTCGCTATCGTCAATCGCTGGACACCATGCAGACGGGGTTCCAGCGGCTTGGGTTCTACGCGGATGCCGAAAAGCGAATGACGCACGAGAGTGTGGCGATGCCGGAGACCCTTGCCTGTCTACAACGCTGCACACAGATGGAGCGCACGAAGATTCGTTCGGAGATTCGTTCGGAGATTCGAGAGGCAACGCGCTTTGTCACTCCAGCCCAACATCGTGTACTCTATGAGCTTACCAGCCAGATTACGAAAAGCTCTACCTCCCGTCAGATCCGCGAGATTGCGGAGGAAGCAGTCAGTCTGATCGAGGAAAGCGGTGTGCGTGTGGTGAAGAGGGTTGACAACAGGACGAAAAAGTAGTATACTAGGGCTGGAACGACGAGGCCCATTTGAGAGAGGATTAGAAATGCTGACTGCAACAGCCATTGCCGCCGGGGTTTTGTACAGCCTGTTGACCACTCCGCACCAAGAGATTCGATGCTCGTGGTACGGTGAAGCATTCGCGGGCCAGCCTACAGCCTCCGGCCACCCGTTTGACCCCGAAGAGTACACGGTTGCGCACAGGACACTTCCACTCGGTAGTGTCCTTCTTCTTCAGACAGAACATGACACACTGTTTGTACAGGTCACGGATCGAGGGCCGTATGCGACAGACTCCCTCGGTCGTGCCGTATTCCCTTTGCAACCCCACCCGACACGAGACATGGATGTTTCCATGCAGGTTGCAAAGGACATGCGGTTCATCACTCAGGGAGTGGGGACCGTTCAATATCGCCTAATCGGGCGTGCGCCCATCGGATACATGTCATCCCCGCTTCGGGAAGGAGACGAACACGGGAAGCGGAGTGCCGGGGCAACGTCAGCGGAGAAGGGAACCGACAGCCCGGAGGGGTTGGTAACTGAGATGAACTCTGAGCGCGAGTCCAGAGTCATGCTCAATGGGTGTGGCGAATGGGTTGTGTCAGGCCAACGAAACCTGCTGGGAACTGGAGAGACCCATCACGCATTTTGCCCGACAACGGAGAACCTAACTCCTTCGGGGGTTAGGGGTTGCTCGGATGTGATGCGTGGCGCTTTCCGACTCTTTGTTTCTTCAGACGCTAATACTTCAACAACACTTACGGATGTAGTATACTCAACAAGCACAATAGCGAAGCTATTTCTCCGTTAATCTCTTTCTCTCTATATCTTAGAGGTTAACGGGGGTTGTAGGGGGAGCAAGGTAGGCAAGCGAAGAACGACAAGAAAAACACACACGAAGGATGAGATCAATTTGGTTCCCTGTAACTGTTCCCGAAACTGTCTCGAAAGGAGCGATAAGGTATGGAAGACGCTGTAGTTGGTTCCCGAACCCACGAATTCGTGGATGCCCTGTGCGAGAAGGTGCTGCGGAACGAGGGTGTGCTTGATGACTCAGCCGTACAACTGCGGTTCGCGGCTGATTTCGTCGGTGGGGATCCACTTGCGGATCGGGTGCGGCTGCTTGCGTACATGCTGGCTGACCCTGCGATGTCCCTGTCGTACATTCTGAACACTTGGGCTACCCCCGAGGAGTTTGCGCGGATCATGTCGTTCGTGATGGGCGCGGCATCTCGTCATCCTGACCTGTGCATACCCATTCATCAGACGGCTGATACGCCTGAACCCAAATCCGAGGGTGTGGAGCCTTCCGTCGCTAAGGCCACTAGGAAGCGTTCTACGAAGCCCACCCCTGCTCCGGTAGTGGAAGAGCCTGCAACCCCTCCTGCTCCCGTACCGCCAGCCGCAGAGCCTGCTCCTGCGGTTGTGGAGCCTACCCCTCTGGTAGCTGCGGGGGAAGAGGATGATATCAGTGCAATGTTCCGTGCGTATGCCGAGGAACCCCCGAAGGAGATTCCGCCTGACGAGGAAGTTCCTCCGACAAGTGAAGAGGGTGTCGGAGATATGACGCCGGACAACATCGAGGATCTGTTTTCCCAGTAATGGAACAGGCACTGGTCCCCTACGATCCCGTGGAAGTCGCGGTGTATGAAACGCCAGCGGGTGGTGAATCCTCCGATATGTTGGGCGAGGCTCGACGTATACTGATGGAGAGGGCCGAACATGGTGGGTGCCTTTGTCCTTTGTGTTCACAGCTTGTTCGTGTCTACAAGTACACGCTGAACAACCTGATGATCGCGTGTCTTCGAGGGCTTGGGCAAGTGACTACCCCCACAGGCGATTTCGTTCACATCTCTCGAATTCCGGTGGAGGGCAGGGATCGCAAGGCTGTTGAAGCACGAGCCTTCGGTGGGGTACTGGCGAAACTGCGGTACTGGGAGTTGATCGAGGGTGACGGGGCGCAGAGTGCGAGTGTCGGGAGTGTTCGTGGATCCGGTCGGTGGAGGATTACGCAACGCGGTGAAGGTTTCCTGCGGGGAGATGTGTGTGTCGAGAGATACATCTACCTGTACAACGGATGCCTGTTGCGTCGAGATGGAGAGCTGATTAGCATTGCTGCTTTTCAGTAGGGGGTCGTATGACAGACGTTGAAGATCGGATCATGCGGGCGAGCTTCCAAGTCAAGAACCAGCTCTCCCCTGTTCTGTGGGGGAGTGACAAGAATCTCCGGCCTGCGATTGAAACGCGGGTGCAGACCGTGGTGAAGCAGATACTGGATTCTCTGGCTCTCGGCTTCGACCCCAGTGAAATCCTGTTGACGGGTTCGGCAGCGAACTTCAACTGGAGTGCAGCATCCGATTTGGATATCCACATCCTGTTCGATTTCAAGGAGATCGTAGGTGGTTCCCCCTTGACCGAAGAGGGGCTGTTCAACCTGTTGATGGCCGCAGGGTCAGGGTGGAATGATCGACACGACATCCGTATCCGTGGATTCGAGGTCGAGCTGTATCTTGGTCGGGATGACGAAGCTCTGGTGAGTGATGCCGGGGCTTATTCGTTGCTGCATCGAGAGTGGGTCCACCCACCTGTTGCGTTCATGACAGATCAGCCCATGACTCCGGAAGTCGAGGCACAGGTCCGAGAATGGGTATCTCGTATCGAAGGCATCCTCGGGCTGCTCAAAACTGATCCTACCGAAGCGGCGCAGCAAGCACGGCAGTTGCGGCTTGATCTCCGGCAGGCACGGTCTCAGTCTGTTCATGACGAAGGGGAATTGGGGACTTTGAATGTGGCATTCAAGGTCTTGCGTCGGTCAGGGTACTTGAATAAATTGGCCGTAGCTTCGGCAGAAGCCTACGATCAGATGATGTCCATGGAGGAGCATCGGGCTTGACATACCAAGCTCAATGTGCTATACTTGTCTTCACTCGAAACTCGGAGGAGCAGAATGGAAGAGCTAGGTCTGGATAAGGCGTGGCTGGACTTCAGGGATGGTGTGAGACCAGGGCGGCTGACGCCCATACAGGAGTTCTTTGGTGATCTCGTACCTTACAACTGTACGTTCAAGAGCCTGAAGCATGTGCTTACGGAAGACAGTTGGGAAGTCCTGCGCAGGTGGGTATACCGGCGTTCGCACCTGATCTGCGATCTCTGCGGTGGTGTTGGTGATCTCTGGCCTACGCAGGCGAATGCTGTGTGGTGCTTTGATGATGCCAATCTCTATCAGCATCTCGTGCGGGTGGAGTCACTGTGCCCGGACTGCTACAACGCCAAGCATCTGGATATCGCGCTCTACCGGGCGAAGAGTGATGAAGAGGCTGCACAAGTCTTCCTTCCGTTGCTTCACCGTATCCAGATGTTGACGGGTGCTTCGGATCACGAGGTACGAGATACCTTCGAGGCCGCACGGCAGACGAAGACTCAGCGTGAGGGTATCATTTGGGAAACACTCGATCTCTCGTGGCTGAAGTCCTACACTGGTGGCTATCCGATAGAGGTGAGTTTCGACGCACTTGGGTCGGCGGTGAAAGAGCTTTCCCCGTGGGTGTTTACTTGGTCTTCGTAGCTTGCCGGGGGAAAATCTATACTCAAAGAGGGGCGGACGGTTTCATTTCTGATTTAGCATAAGGGGTGTTCAATGGGCAAGAGAACGGTGGCGAATGTTGGTGTAGATGAGGTGCTTTCTGCGTTAGTAGAAGCATTCAATTCGTCTTCGAGCAATGATCGGGTCGTGTTCCTTTCCGAAGACGGGCAGTCTACTACAGAACGCCCCGATCCGTTGGAATACCCGAGGTTGTTGTCCGTTGCGGAAGTTGTAGTCGGGAGGAAGGCATCGCGGGCCAACCATCGGTTGGTTCTCACGCATGCCACAGGGCAGGGGCAGCTTCCGGCGGGGTGGACCGTGGAGTACAAGCGTGTGCCACGTATGCAGCCCCTGACCGAACGTGTGGGTGTCAAGGGCATGCCAACAACTGTGGATGAGGTTGATGCGCTGATCGTGACTGAAAGCAAGTTGTGGGATGATGCGCACGCTTCGGATGAAGCTATTCCAGCAGCAGAGTATGCCCCGGCGGTTGGGTATCTTGGTATGTTGAAAGATGGTTTGAGTCTTGTTGCTCGTATGAAAGAGCGAGACCCGCAAGATGTTCTTCTTGGGACTTTAGAACACGGTAATGCCTTGTGGTGGGAGCAGTATCAAGCCTCTAGGTTTAGGTCTGAGGGTATTGAAGAAACCTTTAGAGTAAAACCGGAAACCCAACAGCGTTTTCTGCGGGATTTGAAGGCAAACTCCGATGCCAATACGCGGGATCTGTATCAGCGTCTGCGTGCAAGACAAGCCAAAGACCCCGAAGGTGCTGCCAGTATATGGGCGGAAATGGCTGACGAATTGTTAGTGAAGCATCCAGAGTTAGGCTCTGTAAAAGTGGCAGAGCGAGTGGATGTGAAGGACATTCCTACGTATTCCGTCATGTCCTACGAGGTGACTGGAGACACCGAGGAGGAGCTTAAACTCGTCGCCCGCTCTATTCGTCTCGTCAAGGCTTTGACAATCAAGAGTGCCCCCGTTCGTAAGGGGTCCGTTTTCGTCCTCCCGGTCGAAGCCCATATCCCTACGGGGTCTGCGGATCCTGCTCAGGAGGGTTTCGATCTCATTCAGAGTGCCATTCAGAAGGCAGGGGTGGAGGAGAAGCACGCACGGGCGCGGTCGGGGTTGACTGAGGAGATTGCGAAGCGTACCATTCCGATCAAGTACATGTTCGGGAAGATGGATTGGAACGGACAGCTTTGGTCTGCTGCGGCAGTGCGTCAGGTGCTGGCTGCGATCCAAGACGATCTTCGGGCTGTTTTCGGGGAGTACGAGTGGTATCTCGACGGGGATACCGGGGACTACCAGATCATAGCTAAGAGTCTGGACACGCCGGGTTTGTGGGTAGACGGGCGTGGAAAGACCCCTAAGCTGGCGATGATGGACTGCAATGCAACACGCACCATTCTCCAGAAGAACGGTTGGCTCCCGAGCAATGGAATGACTGACGATACGGACGAGGCGAAGCTCGGGGAGTCTGTGACACTCGGGCGAGTGTGGCTTCGTTCTCTTCAAACTGAGGGACGATACATCAAGGATGCAGCAGTCACTTCCTGTTCGTTTGAAGTCTTGATTCAGTGTGGTAGCGAATTACAAGCTCGTGATCTGTTTCAGACTCTGCAAAAGAAATTGGCTGAAGACGGGACATTGGGTAAGCAGTGGGGTTTGGGACACGGTTGGGTACGCGGTAGCGATGTTGTTTCTGTGTTTGGTACCATACCGACAAAGGATGAAGCAGCCGAATTCCAGTCCAAGGGTGGGGATCTGACATATCTGTCCGGGGATATCGAGGAAGCTGTCGAACGGATGCTTGTTCAGGTGCTAGGCGCAGACTGGGAACATGTTGCTGAAGATGACGAGGAGCCTTTCGAGGAGTCCGTTTCCAAGCCCGATGCCGGGGTTGCACAGGGCTTGAAGGGTTGGGTCAAGGATTACATCCTCGCCCGGCGAGCTGGCAACATCTCGTTGGCGAAGAGCATCAAGGCCAATATCGACCGCGAGATTAAGAAGCAGGGGCTGGACGCGCATGAGGTGTACTTCGTGTTTGGGGATCCCGATGATCCAAAGACCGAAGTAGTTACTGAGGCAACTCTGAGCTTGCGTACTCCTCCTGTGCCTCGACCCGATTCTGTAATAACGATTGTAGATGTTTGGTATGACCCACACATCAAATCGTGGGTGGTGCAGGATAAAGATGCTGAGGGGAACCAAGTTGGGGATTCTCGTTATTACGGAGATAAGGCCGCTGCTTTTCATGATCAAGCGCAAACAAGGCAACAGTTAAGGGGTACCGGGGTACAAGATCCGGGGGATTGTCCAGTATGTGGTGGGCCAACCACCGATGATGCTAGAGCCTTGGCAATGCCTTGTTATTCTTGTTGGGCGGAGGCTGCGACTCGTTGGAATGCAGAGTGCGAGCGAACCGGGTATGATGAGGACAAGGTACCGGTTACTCCGGCGTACTACAAGTCTCTTACATAGGATGAGTCTTTAGCGCAGTGGTTCAATCGAGATCGCAGGGTAACACACTAGGCTCGATAACAAAAGAAGAGGGGTGTTGTATGTTGAACGAGAGTGTTGTTGTTTGTGAGGACTTCGTGGAGAGTGAGGGGTATCCGGATACCCCGGTAGGGCGTAAGGAAGCGGTTGAGACGTTTGCTGATGCGATGCTTGCTCGTATGAACGAGAAGTCTCTGCTCGGTGTTGCAGGATGGAATACCGTCGAGTGGGTGGCGGAAGAGGCGGTACCCCGTCTGGAGTTCGCCATGCACAAGGCCGCAGTTCGTGGTTTCCGCCCTGAAGATTTGGTGGATATCGCCAATCTCAGCATGTTTATCTTCGCGGCGTATCAAACCGGGATGTTGCGTGTGGAGGCTGAAGACAGCCTCGATGGGGAGTAGCTGATGTCTGATGCACTGCGTCCGATGGATGTCATCCTCTCATACAAGAGAATCCCACAATCGTGGTGGCCGATAGAAGAGGCATGGTGGTGGCCTCCGATTCGTCCTTTGGAAGTTGTAGCGGATGCTTCGATTCTCAAGTACGGGCGTAAGCTCTACCCGAAGGGGGATGTGCGCTACAACCATGTCCGTCTCTATCTCGGAGCAGCGGAAGACATCCCGTTGATTTTCGAGTTCACTTTCCCGGCAGCACGGATAGCCCGTCTGGAGCCGTGGATGATACAGGCTCCGTATGGCACTGTCTTTCGCTATACTGGGCCTTGTCACACGCTCCCCATACCGGGATTGTTGGCGACCTGTCTTCCGTATATCGGGAAGCTCTATGATCTCGGACAACTAGTGGACATCGGAATTGGACGCCGAATCTTCGACTTTGGTAAGGACAACATGGTGTGTAGTGTTGGCGTTCGCAAGATCATCGAGACGATAGTGGGGGTACCGGAGCTATTTCCGAACGTCCCGCTGGATCGTACTCCGCCGTGTTCGTTTGCGAATTCGCCGCACTTTTTGAGGATTAACTGATGACTCTCACCAGCGACCCCAAGCCGTTTTCTACAGAGGCATCACAGAAGGAGCTGGCTTACCCCGGTCTTCTAAAGCGCGGGATGAAGGGAGCCGCTGTACGGCACTTGCAGGAGTGGGCGTGTCTGTCTTACTCCACGAAGATTGTGGTCGATGGTGTTTACGGGGCAGCAACAGAATCTCTGCTGTCTGCAACAGAGGTGTTCGAGGATAGATGGCGGTTTTTGACGAGTGCCCTGCGGGTAGTTTTGCTTCCGCCTTCTCCGCTCCCACAGCAGCTTACCTTTCCGACCTTGTTGGAGCAATGTGCTTGGACGCATCGTGGAATGCACCCCATGGAAGTCGGTGGGCAGAATCGGGGGCCATGGGTGCGTCTGTACATGGATGGCAAGGAAGGTAGAGATTGGCCGTGGTGCGCGGGCTTTGTCAGTTTCCTACTGAGGCAGACGGCCTTTTTCCTCGGGATAGACACCCCGGTGGAGGTGTCCTACAGTAGCTCGATACTTGCTGCCGATGCCCGTAAGAAGGGGCGTTTGGTGTCGTTCGAGGAGGTGCCGGAAGACGCCACTACTGTCTTCCTCGTGCGTGGGGGAAAGACGGGATATCGTCATACAGGGATTGCTATTGCTCCCGATCATGCACAAGGGACATTCAGGACCGTGGAAGGCAACTCGAATCTTGCGGGTTCGTCGGAGGGGAAGGAAGTCTGTTCGTTGGTGCGAGCGGCACAGGGTAAGGATTTCATCGTTCTCGACTAGGAGGAAAGATGTTAAAGGCAGTGCTCGGTTCACGGATGCCCGTTTGGGTTGTCTTGCTGGTGTTTCTTGCGGTTCTTCTCACCGGGGTGATGTGCGTGCAACATGCACAGGATCTCTGGAGTGGCTCTTCAGGGCGTATCTGGCGGATGCTCGGGTTGAACAAGATATTGGCGATTCCTGAGATCGTAGAAGTTGCCAGTTCGGTTCCCCCACGAGTAGTGGATCACTGGTACGAGCGGGTGGTCTATCGAGAGGTTGACCCTGACACAGTGGAGATCATCAGATACAACGAAACCCCGGTGACAGTCGATCTCGTGCAGGCTGAGATTCAGGAAGACGGTCGTGTCCGGATCGAAGTGTTGGTCAATGCTACGGAGTCACGGGTTCTCGAAGGTCAGTTAGCAGGCGCGGGTGATACCCACATCGTGGTGAATCCCGAGGACACAACGGTGACCTTCGTTTCAAATCGGTTTGGGTACGACGCGGCGTGGACTGCCGGATTGTCTACCTACGGGAGTATGACTTCCCTCGAAACCTTCTACATCAACGGTGTGCCGTTGTTGGGGACGCTTCATGGCCCTAACCCTACACTCGGATATAATTCAGGAGAGAAGCAGGGTTGGGTGGGTCTCGGGGCAAGTGTTGATATCGCACCCTTCCGTACTCCGGCGCGTCTCGGTGGTGGGGCGCGTGTGTCGTTCGATGATCTGGAGAATTTCTCACTCCCCAAGGTCGGGGTGTTTGGCAGCTTGACATTCAGTCTTTGGGATTTCTAACTCTACTACACAAGGAGCGCGATGTATGGGTTCTTGGCCCGAGGATAATGCGTATGCTCAAAAATTGATTGGTGATCGTTATCGGCAGCGTGGCACGGAGGAGACGGCGACGGACATTTTTCGTCGCATTGCTCATCAGGTGATTCAGTCTCCCGTGGCGTGTCTTCACGCGGGTTCGAGTCCACTCAATGTACTAGAAGAGAGAATCTATCAGTGGATGCTCTCTGGTGAAGGTTGTCCGGCAGGCCGTATTCTCGCTAACTGCGGGGGTATCGGCAGTAACATGAACGGGAACTGTTTTGCTCTTCCTGTTCATGACAGCCGGGAGAGTATCTACCGTTCGCTCGGGGAGATGTCGGAGATCGAGGCGTATGGTGGGGGTGTGGGGTTCAATTTCTCCGAGTTGCGTCCCGCCGGTTGGGAGATCAAGAAGCTCAATGGGGTGTCTTCCGGGCCTGTGGCATTCATTGACATCTTCGACAAGTCCGTGGGGACTATCTCACAGGGGGGTAGTCGTCGTGGTGCAGCCATAGGTGTCCTGAATATAGACCACCCGGATATCCGCAGTTTCATTCAGGCAAAAAGTGATCCCGAGAATCGTCGTTGGACGAATTTCAATGTCTCGGTCGGGGTTACGAATGCGTTCATGCAGGCCGTCAAGGATGACACTGAATTCCATTTTAGGTGGGGAGATTGGGTAGACCCCAATCCTCAATCCGCTCGTCGTTTGTTCCGTGAGATTGCTGAGGCCGCATGGAGCACCGGAGAGCCGGGGGTCTTCTTCCTCGACACCGTAAATCAAAAGAATCCTCTGAATCAGGTTGAAGTCCTGCAAGCTGTCAACCCGTGTGTTCCGCTTGATACATGGGTTCAAACATCGGAGGGGCCACGGCAGGTTCAAGAGTTGATGGGTGTCCCTTTTACGGCTTTAGTTCGAGGTGTGCCCTATGAGGTGCCCGCACCGGGTTTCTTTGCGACAGGTACCCAAAAAGTTCTTCATGTAGTTACACAGCAAGGTTTCGAGCTATCTGCTACTCCTAATCATTTGTGGGCGACCGTCAAGAAGAACCCGAAGCGGAGTCTACAGAGTGATGGGCTGCAGGATATTGTTTGGGTAGCTACACAAGATTTGCGACTAGGGGACACTATTGTTGTTAACCGACATGCCAATCTTACTTGGTCTGGTGAGGGGACGGAAGAAGAGGGGTATTTGTTGGGGTTGTTTCTTGGTGATGGGGTGTTTTGTGATGGTACAGCGCGGGTTGATATATGGCCGACTTCTTCTGACTCAGTGAAAGAGCGCGTCCGCGAGTGCTTACAGCAGGTGCCCCATCGTTCCGATTGCGGAGCTGGAGTACGGTCTCCTGTCTGGTCTGTCAAATCTAAGAGGTTGACCGATTGGGTAGCACAGTTGGGTATTGTTCCGGGACACAAAACATTGACCCCATCTGTGGAACGGCTATCTAGTGCCTGCACTATTGGAATCTTGCGTGGTTTGTTTGATGCTGATGGGACAGTCGGGGCTACCGCGCCAGACAAAGGGTTGTCGGTTCGTCTTTCTCAGAGCAGCAAAGAGTTTCTACAAATTGTTCAGCGTATGCTGTTGAGGCTTGGGGTATATAGCACGCTGTATCAGAATCGTCGTTCTTCAGGAACGCATCATTTGCCCGATGGTCGGGGTGGGTATCGGGAATATCCTATTAAGGCCCAGCACGAGTTGTGTATTAGCAGAGATTCTATTTTAGTGTTTCAGGAGCGTATCGGATTTGGGGACACAAGGAAAGCCAATCAGCTTGCTTCTGCCCTTCAGCGGATGAAGAGGCGTCCGTATCGTGGGTGGGATCTTGCTACTGTTTCTGATATCGTGACGGCTGGTGAGGTGCCGGTTGGGGATGTTCAGATCCCCGGCATCAATGCTTTTGATGCCAATGGGTTTCTTGTGCATAATTGCGGAGAGCTTCCACTCAATGCTTACGGTATGTGCGCCCTATCTTCGCTCAACCTGTCAGTCTTTGTCGAACAGGGGCATGTCTCGTGGCGGAGGTTGGAGCGGTCGGTACGTACTGGGGTGCAATTCTTGGATTTGCTGATCGACACTTCGTTCTTCCCACTGCCGGAAATCCGTGACGAGGTGTTGTCCAAGCGGAAGATCGGTCTAGGGGTCTTCGGGTTGGCAGATATGCTCTTCCTCAAGGGTCTGCCGTATGGCAATCACCCCAAGACGCTGGCCTTCCTGCACAATCTCTTTGGGTTCATCGAGCAGACGGCGTTGAGTGAGAGTGAACATCTGGCAGACATCATCGAGCCTTTCCCGCTCTGGGAGCAATCGGGCTTGGAGACTCCGCGCCGGAATGGTACTTTGCTCTCCATGGCACCCACTGGGAGTATTTCCTCCCTCTACGGGGCTTCGTGGGGAATCGAACCGTACTTCGCGGTCAGCATGGTGCGTAATGAGCGACTGGGTGTGGATCAGGTGTCGTTCCGTGTGTTGGAGCAGTGGAGACAGGAGCATCCCGGACAGGCGTGGCCGGAGCATTTGAAGCTCGTGCATTCCGACGATGCATCACGAGTACTGAGTGTAGAGGATCATCTGGCGGTTCTCGGGGTTGTGGCCGAGCATGTGGATAACGCAGTCTCCAAGACAGTCAACCTTCCGAAGAGTGCTTCGGTCGAGGATGTGGAATCTGCCTTCCTCCACGCATGGGAAGCCGGGATCAAAGGGTTGACAGTGTTTCGTGATCAGTGTAAGCGAGCCGCAGCCATTACCCCGGTCGTGGAGGAGAAGGCTATGGAATTCGATTTGTTTGATGAAGAAGGGGACGACGACATGGATGACGAGGATGTGGCGCGTGAGGCTGAGGTGGTTGAGTTAGCCGAATCGATGGTGGAAGACATCCTGAGCAAGCCGAAAGATCGACCGGATAAGGTCACCGCCACCACCTACCACATCAAGTACGCGCCGGACAAGCCCGCGCTTTACATCACTATTGGGGATGTAGAAGAGGATCCGTTCGAGATATTCATCAACACCGAAGATTCGTTGATGCGTGAAGGTCTCGATGGTTTGTCGTTGACGCTCACAGCATTGTTCCGTCGTGGCATTAGCTGTAAGTTCTTAGTGGAGAAATTCTTGAAATACGAGTCTGCACTAGGTGGGGCATTCTACAAGGGGAAGTACGTTCCGAGTGTGTTGGCTGCTGTAGGGCTCGTGTTGAAGGAACATCTCCAGAGTCTTGGGGCAATACCCCCTGACCACCAGCCGGAGCTTCTGCGAAGCAAGGGTAGTGATGCCCCGCCGGTTCATGCAGATCGTTGTCCTTCCTGCGGGGAATACGCCTATATCCGGCAGGATGGGTGTGGGGTTTGCGCAACATGTGGGTTCTCCTCCTGCGGGTGAGAGCTTAGTTTGATCTATACTTGATTGTAGGTCTTGAAGTTTCCTTTCTGTAAGGAGTCTACATGCCGGGACTGTTTGGGTATTTGCAGCGTGTATTCGGCAACGGGGCGTCGGATAAACCTAAATCGCTGTCTTCCCGTCCGATGACATCTGCCGGGGGTTTGACACCCGAGCAGAAGTTTATTCGTACCGATCCCGAGAGCCGGATCAATCTGGTTGCCAATCACGGGTTGCTTTCTCAGTTGTTCTTCGCAGCAACTGATCTTGCTACTTCCCGCCGGATGCGGTATATCGAATACGACCAGATGGAAGAGAATGTCATTATCGCATCCTTCCTTTCGCTGATCACGGAAGACGCCTATCAGCGTGACCCCGACAGTGAGAAGAGTGTATGGATCGACCCGGACTTCCAGTACGCCAAAGAACTGGAAGATCTGTTCGAGAAGCTGGATGTCGAGAATCGTGGGCATGGCTGGATGTATAACTGTGCTAAGTTTGGGGATTTCTTCCTCAAGCCTTCGTTAGCAACCGGGCTTGGTGTGGTGGCTGCACGAGATGACTTGCACCCTACGGATGTGTGGCGTATCGATGTGCAAGGCCAGTTGCTAGCATTTGCGTACACGGATCGGTTGTTTGGGTCGGGGAATGCCAGTGCATTCAACTCGGTTGGTGGCGTGGCTGGTGATGTTCGGATCGTTGTACCCGACCAGATGATCCACTTCGTTTTCAACTACCGTCCGACTTTCGAGCGGTTCTCACTCTCCATCCCGGCGAACTTCTACGATGAGCTGGAGGACGAGGATGGCGATTTGGTTCGGAGTACAGAGAGCCGGAGTCTCGTAGTCGAGTCTTCGCGGAAGTTGCTCGAACGGAAGCAGAATCTGCGTAGGCGATTGCTTGAGGAGTTCCAGAAGGCTGCTGAAGTCTCGGGCGAGATGACGATGATGGGGGATCCCGTCGATGATCATGTGTCGCTGGCTATTCAGGTATCGGGGCGATATGGAACCTCCGCGTTGTACGAAGTTCGGAAAGACTACAAGATTCTGACCCTTATGGAACAAGCTCTGGCTCTCGGGCGGTTAGCACGTTCGGGTGTGGCGAGAATCTTCTCGGTTAACACCGTGGATGCCACTCCAGAAGAGCGTGCCCGGCTGCTGCGTGAACTGGAAGACAAGCTCACGAAGCGGCAGGCATTTGATGCCTCCACGCAGCTTTATCAGTCGGAATACTCCCCGCTGAACTATCTGGACGACATCTTCCTGCCGACGACCGGTGGGCGGGGTGATGTGACGGTTCAGCAACTGGGTGGGGACTTGAACATCAAGGATGCTGTCGATATCGACTATTTCTTGAGCAAAGTCTTCTCTGGCTTGCGTGTCCCCAAGGCGTATCTCGGGTTCGAGGAGATGTTGCCGGGTTCGCTCGGGGCTGCAACGCCTTTGATTCAGCTCGATGTGCGCTATGCTAGGACAGTGAAGAAGCTCCAGCGTGCCTTCATGGAGGGGATCAAGGATTTGTGTTCCTTGCACCTGAAGTACAAGCTCGGGGTGGACATCCCTGCGAAAGACATCCCGCTGAACATGTCTACGATCTCCGGTGCCGAGGAAATGGCTCGTATGGATACGGTCAAGAGCCGAATCGAGACTGCACAGGCGATTGCCGATTTCGTGACTGCACACGGTGGGGATGGCTCAAAGGCTGCACGGGAGTTGTTTGATGATATCATTGCAAAGGCTCTCCCGAGTCTGAACACGGATGGGATCTTCGATAGTCCGAACCCGAATCCAGAAGCTGCTACAGCGGATGAACTGAATCTTCCTAAGCCCGAGGATCGTACTCCTACCGCTTCTTCCACTCCTGCTGAACCAGCGGCTCCACCTGAAGTCGAACCGGAGTTGGCGGGTACGTTGACGCCAGAGGAGCCAACTGGCGGGGAAGGTGAAATCTAGTGCGGACACCACAGGTTCTGCTCGGGGTGTTACGATGCGCAGGACCGAGCCAGTGGGAGAGCGCGTCGTGCGAGTCCTTTCCTGATGTGGTGGTTCAAGTACAGGATGTCGGGACATGGGGGGTATCTCCCTTCACCCATGAGGTAGCTCGTTCTTTGCTTTGTCATCCGTTTACATTGGATGAAGCGAGTGAGATACTGGGGCGGATGCGTGCGTTTCACCAATGTTTCACCGGGTCTGTGTTCGAGAGCATGGATCCGGATGTCGTATTGCGGGTGCGACAGGCAGTGGCCGAGCGATCCGCGTTGGCGAAGAATCTGAAGCGTCTTCTGCGCGAGCAGGATTTTTCGTATGAAAGTGCAAAGGCTTTGTTGTCGGCTTCGCAGCGATTGGTAGTCGAAACGGAGCACGGGTATCTGGACCCGATCTCACAGTATCTCCCGTGGTTGACGGAGCAGGCAGCGCATTCCCTGACAGGGTTGCCGATGGAAACACTCGGGCTCCTGCGCTTTCTCTTTCTCGGGGAGAACACTTAGTCACTCGCCAGTGCGTATCTGAAACATCATATCCAAATACAGCATTCCCAAGATATACTCAAGGTAGAGGATAAGGAGGTTTCGCCAATGGCGAGGGACACTATTGAGTTTTTGTTTCGGTCTGGCGATGTTTGTTTCGTCGGTGTCGGAAGTGCTGTTCATGGGTATACCCCTCGTAAGGGCGAGGCTTCTGATCTCGTAGTCTTTGAAAATCGTATTCGTGAGGCGTGTGCCTCATCCCAACCTCTGGCACAGCTTTCCGAACATGCCATCCTGTTGATGCGTGAGGGTGAAGAGGCCGTGGCGGATGAAGCTCCCGCACCTAGTACGCTCGACCCTTCTGAGTCCCCTTTCGAGGCCGTAGAAGATGTGTACCACGATTACATGAAGGATAAGTCCGCAGACTTCATTGCGGGTTTGAGAATTGGGTATGATCTTGGGTTTTACGATTCCATTGCCGGGGATCTTCCGCCTGAAGGGGTTGAGGAACCTGCGCGTGAGGGGGCAGAGTAAATGGAGAACGCTGTGAACGGTCTGGTTGATTACAAGGACTCCAATCCCCCAGACGTAATCAAGAAGGGTCGTAAGCACGAGCCTTTCCGCCAGATTATCCAAAACTACCTATCGTGTTTGGCCTGTGGGTATACACGCCCTTTGGAGGATCCGAAGCCGAAGGCTCCAGTCACGGGTGCTGCGCAGGACAAGGCAGACCAGATATGCCCGGAGTGTGGAGCTACGCTCCACCGTCTTTCGTCGGTTGAACTGGCGTACTACGGGTTTGTGGACCCTGACTCCACCCCAATTCAGATGGAAGTGCTACCCGAACCCCCGAAGTCGGATGTCAAGTTTTCGTTCCTTCGCGGGGATGTCGAGGTGCCGACGATTGATGTCTTTACTGGCGGGAAGGCACTTTCGTTTGCGATGGCATCCCCGATAGGGCAGAAGGAATCTACCTACAAGGAGTTTCGGCAGAGGTTCGAGGCGACCTTGAAGCGTTCTCCTGAATTGGCGATGCGGATGCTGGCAGAGAACTGTGTGCTGGTGTTGGAGGATGGGCGTACTCCTCGGTTTGGATATCGTGCCGGGGTCTTTGGGCGCTCGAAACTTCCGTTGACCGAAAGTATCTCGCGTGGATTGCCGGTCACACTGGCTGAAGCACGGAAAGCTACTGTGCGGTTCGTCTCCGACGACAAGCGCATCCTCACTGTGGAGATCAACGGGAAGCGGTTTGGCTTCACGCCTCGCGTGGGGTTCCCTGTAGATGGGGTGCAGGTATCAGCGTCTGTCTTCGAGGACTTTGTACGTCGGTTCAAGAACCTGCGGGAAGATGCTGGACGAGCTGTGTGCTTCCTCCTCGGGCATGGTGAATTGGCAGAAGCGGTTGTACAGCCGGATGCTGTTGTAGTTCGTCCCTCTACTCCGCAGGCGTTTCTCAGCATCGTGCGTAA